GGACGGCGTATACCGCGCCGTTGCCCGCGTTGACGCCGGGGACGCATACCGTGGCGGTGAGCGCGTGTAATGTGGCGGGGTGTTCGGCGCCGCTGGCGATCACGGTGCGCGTGGTGGTGATTCCGTCGCCGATCACGAATCTGCGGGTGACACCCTAATGGCGCTGTCCATTACGTCGATCACGCGGAAGAACGGCGCGTCCTGTAATCACGTCACGGTCGTCGTGGATGACGAGGGCGTGTCTCGCACGTTCCATGCCTCCTTTCAGGAAATTGACGACCTGTTGGCAGAGCAAACGGTGGTCGAACAAAAGAAAATGCTCGTGTTTCTCTGGGCAAAGTATCGGCGGGCGATGGGCCGCACGGTGCTTGGCGTGGAGGTGGCGTAATGGCGCTGACGGCCATCGGCGGTCTGCTCACCTATCCGCCGATCCCGTGGAACGCGGCGAACGGTATTGGCGTGTCCTCGGGTCTGTATGTGTTAGATGCGGCGGCGGAAAAGGCGGCGATTATCGCGCAGGCCGCTGAGGACATCACGATCCAGTATGTGTGTTTTCGGACGGCGACGGTCACGACGGGGGCGACGATTGATCTGCGCGTGGAGACGGTAGACCTCGCCACGGGGTTCCCATCCGGAACATTGTTTGCGACAGACACGAACGTCGCGCATGTGCTCGGGAACACGGACGATAACCTCTGGGTCACGTCGGCGGCGCTGACGGCGAATGCCACGATCACGAAGGGCCAGTGGTTCGCCATTGTGGTGGCGAATGCTGGCGCCGGCAACTTTAATCTGGCGAGTTTCTACGACGCGCAAGACGTGACGCCCTACGGGGCGTTGTATACGACGAGCTACGCCAAGCAGGCAATACGTCCGTCCATCGCGGCCAAAACGAGCGGTGGGTCGTTCGTGAACATGGGGGCGCACTACATCCCGGCCGTGAGTGTGGATGAAGAGAATATTAATTCTGGCACCACGCCAGACGAAGTTGGCAATGTGATCACTCTGCCGTTTCCGGCCCGGTGCATTGGGGCGGTCGTCTGGCTGTCGATTGCCGCCGGGATCGCTTATGACATTGTGCTCTACGATACAGACGGCACGACGGTGCTGGCCTCGACCGCATTTGATTCTGATCTCCTCTTAAGTGCCAACTCTGGTCCGGTCACGTTCATCTGGGACGATGCGGCGGTCACGTTGGCGGCGTCGAGTCAGTATCGACTGGTGGTGAAGCCGACGAGCGCGAGCAATGTCACGGTCTCGTCGTATGTGCTAGGCGAGGTGGGGGTGTTCGACGTGATCGTGGGAGGGCAGAACGTGCATAAAACAGAGCGCACGAATGCGGGGGCGTGGTCGCAGACGACGACGCGACGCAACGTCATGGGCTTACTGCTCGACCAACTGGATGATGGGGCCGGGGGCGCGGGCGGGGGCTTGCTGACGCATCCCGGCATGAGTGGAGGGCTGCGCGGATGAAAAAAATTCTCACGGCTGGCGCGGTCGATCAGACGCTCGATGTGTTTGTGCAGGATTCGTCGGTAGCGACAGGCGCGGGCCTGACGGGGTTGGTGTTCAATACGGCCTCGCTCGTGTGCTACTACCGGAAAGGCGCGACGGGATCGGCCACGGCGCTCACGCTGGTGACGCAGACGGTCGGCGGCGCCCATAGTGATGGGGGGTTCGTCGCCATCGACGGGACCAACATGCCGGGGATGTATCGGCTGGATCTGTCGGATACGATTGTCGCGTCGGCGGGGTCGGTCGTGCTGATGCTGAAGGGGGCCACGAACATGGCCCCGCTCACCATCGAATTACAGCTGGATGCGCCGGTCAACGTGGCCCAATGGCTCGGCACGGCCTGTGCGACCCCGACGGTGGCGGGCGTGCCGGAAGTGGATCTGACCCATGTCGCGGGCGCGACGACCAACGTCGCGGCCCTGGCCACGAACGTGGACGCCATCCTGACGGATACCGGCACGACCTTGCAAGGGGAGCTGGACGGGATTCAGGCGGACACGGAAGACATTCAAGCGCGCATTCCGGCGGCGTTGGTGTCGGGGCGGATCGATGCCAGTGTCGGCGCGATGGCCGCGAATGTCATGACGGCGGCGGCGGCGGCGGCGGATTTGACGACGGAGTTCCAGACCGGGCTGGCGACGGCGGCGGATCTGGCGACTGTGGACAGCGTGGTGGATGCGATTCTGCTCGACACGGCCGAGATCGGCGCGGCGGGGGCGGGGTTGACGGCCTTGGCCTCGCAAGCCTCGGTAACGACCATTGACGACTTCCTCGATACCGAGATTGCGGCGATTCTCGCGGCCGTGGATACCGAAGTCGCGGCGATTCTCGCGCTCTTGGATGACCCGCGTGGGGAACCCGGGCAGGGCAGCCCAGCGGTCAATCCCGACGCGATGACGAAGATCGATTACCTCTACAAAGCCTGGCGGAACCGATCCACGCAGACCGCGAGTGAATACGCGCTCTATGCCGATGATGGCACGACCAAGGATCAGGAAGCCGCCGTGTCGGATGACGGCACGACCTTCGTGAGATCTGAGATTGTGACGGGTCTGTAATGGCGGTCGATACGGCGGCGAAGCGGTATGCGGCGATGACCCCCGCGTGTCCGTGGAAAGCCGTGGGCGTGCTGCCGTCAGGCACGGTCGATGCGCCCGCCCGCCAAGCGGTGCGGTGGCTCTACAACGGGATTCTCGCGCAGGGCGGGATTCTGATTGGCTACTACAATGACATGAACACCCGGTTACGGGTGTATCTGTTAGCGTATTATGGCCTCAGTGGCGGACGGGATCTGACCACGCTGACCCAGCAGTATCTGGGGACGCTCTCCGGGACCGAACGCACCGCCCGGATGCAGCGGTTGATCGCAGATGCGACGGCGGCGATGACTCCATGATCTGGCTGGTCTTCGGTGGACAACTCCTCCTGCTGCTGGCCGTGGTGGTCGCCGCCCGACGGCTGCGGACGGATCTCGCGGTGGCGCATCAGCAGTTGGCGATGGACGTCTTGGCGCATCTGACCGTGACCCGCCGCGAACAGGCGGAACAGGCCGCGGCCCGGGTCACGGAACGCGAACAGTTTCTGGCGCAGGTGCAAGACCGGCTGGAGGCCCGCCTCCGGGATGTGGCGGAGACGTCGGGGCGGACGTTGTTGAAAACCCGATTGGAGCAGCGCACACGATGACGGGACCAGATATTGGCGACACGCTCCGGCAGTATGTCGGCGGGATCGTCTTAGAGTTGGCGACGGCGCAGGCCGTCATCAAGGCCCAAGCCGCCACGATTGCGGACTTGGAGTCGGCAGCCGAGGCTGCCACGCGGCGCGGACGCGAGGACGGGGCGCAGGGCGCAGACGGGCCTCGCACAGGAGAGATCGAGCATGGCTGAAACGAAACGCTTTTATCAACCCGTCGCGGTGAATAGCGCCTTGACGGTGTCGGGCGCGGCGACGTTGTCATCGACGTTGGCGGTGACGGGGGCCGCCACGTTGACGGGACAGGTCACGGCGACGGCGGGTGTGGTCGGATCGACCCCGGTGGCATTTACCTCGGGCACATCGCTGGCGTTGACGCGAGCCTTGCACGCGGGTCGGACGGTATACGTGACCGACGTGGCGGCGGCGTATACGTTACCGGCGGCCACTGGCTCCGGCGACAAGTATCGGATCGTGCTGGGCGCGACCCAGACCGGAGCTGGGACGATTTCGGCCACCTCATCGGGCACGTTCGTGGGGAACGCCACCCTCTATCAGGATGCTGCCGCGACGGTGAACGGGTTTACGGCGGTGGCTGGGGACAATACGATTGACCTGTTCGAGGCGAGCAACACCACAGGCGGCATGATTGGCGCGTCCTACGACTTCGAGGACATCGCCACAAATCTGTGGCACGTCAATATCGTGAGTGACGCGGGCGGCACCGAGGCTACGCCGTTCTCGACGGTGTAATGGACGAGACGCATCCGATCGCCAAGTGCTGCTGGTGTCAGTCGGCACTGGTCAAACGCGAGGGGCATTGGTGGTGTGCGACGAAAGACTGTCGCACCCGCCAACGCGCCTGGGCGATCGTGGTGCAGGACAAGCGCATCGAGCGCGGAGCGTTCAAGGGATACGTCCCGCGTTTCTGGTGGGTGCCCCTACCAAAGCAAGTCGCGTTTCTGGAGTTACCGGGCAAGCGCAAGTTGCTCGGCGGTGCCGCCGGCCCTGGCAAAAGTCACGTGGCGCGCTGTGGGGCGTATCGGCTCTGTTTGACGATTCCGGGCCTCAGCGTGCTCTTGATTCGCAAGACGCGCCCAGAGTTGGAACGCACGCATATTCGGAAGATGCGGCAGGAACAGCACGATCTGGGATTTACGTGGATGGAGCAGGCAAAGGAATGCCGCTTCACGAATGGCTCGGTGATTGAGTGCGGCCACATGGAAGACGAAGCGGCGGTGCAGAAATATCTGTCGTCGGAATACGACCTCATCATTCCCGAGGAGGCGGTGCAGTATCCACCCGATCCGCTGATGGAGTTGATGTCCCGCGCCCGCACGTCGAACGATCAGGTCAAAGCCCTCGGCGGCCCGTGGGTCTGGTTGCCCACGAATCCCGGTGGGCCAAGTCATCATCTCCTGAAGTCGTTCTTCATCGACCAGCAGCCCGATACCGAGCAGTATCCGGCGATGGCATCGAGCTATCGTCCTGAGCAATGGGGCTACACCCATGCCACATTGGACGATAATCCCTACATCGATCCCGATTACGAGCAGTTGTCGCTCTCGGGCCTCCGCAAGGCCCGCTATGCCCAACTCCGGCATGGCGATTGGGATGCCGCCGAAGGCACCTTCTTCGAGATGTTCTCAAAGGCGACCCATAGTCGACATCTCGACCTCCCCACCCCCATCACGGGCGTGGTGGAGGCGATTGACTGGGGCTACACGTCGCCGGGGGCGTGGGCGGCGTATGCCCCGGTGGGGGATGGGCATTGGCATGTCATCGGGGAATGGAAGTTCCGCCAGCACACGCCGGAAGAAGTCGCGCTCGGCATCAAAGAGCGGCGGACGGAACTCGGGATCGGGCAGGTGTCGTATGTGGTCGGTGACCCATCGATGTTTGCCAAGTCCCGGGGTGAATCCATTGCGGAGACAATGGGCCGCTTCGGGGTCCAGATTCGGCCAGGGGATAACGAACGTGAACTCGGTTGGATGCGCTTGATCGCGGCTTACCATCCCGCGCCGGACGGGATTCCCTGGCTGACGTATGAACCGACCTGCACGTATTCGCTGCGGTCGATTCCGGCACTCTTGGCCGACAAGACGAACCCCGAAGACGTGGATACACGCCTCGATGACCACGCGGCCGATCGCGATCGCTACATGGTACAGTCCCGTCCCTCGTTCCGGACCCCGGTCGCCGCCGAGATGCCGCCGCCCCCCAATTCGTGGGGATGGTGGCGCCTCTTTCATAGCAAACAAGGGGAAGCCACAGGAGTCCTCGCATGAAACTGAACCCACTCCCCTTTGACGCCAAAGACCTGTCGTTCTGGCGTACCGAAATTCAGCAGGCCCGCCAGAAGCGGGAAGATGTTGCCAGCACCTACGGGTGGGATGACAACCTGAAGCGGTATGTCCCGAAGCCGAACAAGACGGCTGATGGCAAACTGAACTACGAAGTCAACATCGGGGCCGATTTCCGCGACGTGGAGCGCAAGAAAGCCGCGCTGTTCTACGACACGCCGCAGGTGTCACTGGATGTGACACAGGATCGGGAAATCGCCCCGGCGACCCCGCAGACACCGCCGCTGATGCTCTCGACGTTGGCCCTATGGCATCAGGAGATTCTCAATGAACTCCTCGGGCCCCAGCACGCCAACGTCAAGCCCACGATTCTGAAGGCCATCTTCAACTGTCTCTGCCCCTCGGGTGTGGGCCCGGTGAGTGTGGGCTATCAGGTGACGATGCGGACGATGACGACGCAGGCGCCGGTGCTGAATCCGTTGGGCCAGCCCGTCATGCAGCCGGTCGATCCCTTGGCGCAGATTGGCGCGGTCATGGGGATCACGCCGCCTCCGGTGCCGGTCCCGATGATGCAGGAGATCGAGGTCGAAGTCCCGATTGAGGAACGGTGGTTCGTCTCGGGCTTCTCGCCCAAGGCGCTCCTGATTCCGATCAGCTTCCGGGACACCGACTTCCAGCGCGCCCCGTGGCTTGGGAAGGACTGGCGCAAGCCGGTATCCCAAGTCCGGCGGGAATACGGCCTCCCCAAGGACTGGGTCGCCGGAGTCGCGGATGACGAGCAGAAGCCCTACTTCGACAACCAGACGCCGGAGACGGGCGAGGATGACGCGGGTGACCCATACGTCAGCGGGGTGGAGATCACCTATCGGGCGCAACTCCGGGCGGAGGAGGAAGTCCATCCCGACGCCATGCGGCAGTTGGTGCTAGTGGATGGGAAGGACACGCCGCTCGTCCATCGGGACAGCCCCTATCAGGACTTCACCGAGACGGGCGAGCTCACCGACGATTCGCTGCGCGGGTTCGTGGATCGACCGCTGGTCCTGCGCGATCTCTCCGACAGCGCGTGGATTCCGTCCGATTGTGCGGTCACGGCGGCCCTCACGAAGGAACTGGAGAAGTTCCGCACGGATAGCGTCAAGCAACGGGCGAACAGCCGTCGCGTGATTCTGTTCGACAGCGCGAAGATTGACCCGAGCGCGAAGGACAAGATCGAGCAGGGCACGATTGGGATGTTCGTGCCGGTGGTCGAGGGGGCGCTGCTCCAAGGCAAGGATGCCGTCATGCAGGAAGTCGCGCAGCCGTCGCTGGGCCGCGAGACGTTCATGGCGCAGGACATCATCGAGCGCGACCGGGAACAGATCCTCGGCATTGGGGCGAATCAGAGCGGGGTCGCCACGCGGGGCCGGAAGACCGCGACGGAACAGACCATTGTCCAGCGCAACTCCGAAGCCCGGTTCGAGCAGGAACGCCAGCGCGTGCTGGAATGGTATCTCGACGTGGTGAGCGCCTTCGATACGCTGGTCCTGCGCTACGCCGATGCCCGGATCGCCGTGAAGATTCTCGGGGAGGGTCGGGGGCAACTCTGGGCGCAGCATAAAGGGGCGTTAGCCGGGGGCTACGCTCATGCGCTCCGGGTCGATTCCGGCAAGTATCTGGATGTGGAAGCCGACCGCCGGCAGATGCTCCAGTTCTACAACCAGGTGCGGCAAGACCCGTTCATCAACCCCCGGCTGATTCTCAAGGATCTAGCGGAGAAGTTTGGCTATGACCCGGCGGAGTTCATCGTGGAACCGCCGAAGCCGCAGAAGGATCTCAAGGCGTCGGTCACGATCAAGAGCGAAATGCTCGACCCGGCGCTCCCGCAGTTCCCGATTATGATTGCCCTCCTCCGGCAGGGCGGATGGGAGATTAGCGAAACCGATGTGCAGTTGGCGCAGCAACAGGCGTTGGCGCAGACGGGCGGAATGTTGCCGGTGTCTGGCGTGGGGCCTGATCCGAAGGGCGGGGGGATGATCGGGCATCCAGGCGCAGCCCCGAAAGCGCCCACGATTAACCAGCACCAGGCTGATCTCACTGGAGATCGCAGCGGTCCTAAAGTAGACGTTGGGAGTGTGATGTGATGGCGAAGAAGAAACCGATTCCCGTGATTCCAACCACGTTCGACCGCCCCCCGCTGGCGACGGACAACGCCCGTCATGCCGTTTGGGTGGACGATGATCGCGGCATCCGGCGGGTCACGGCCAAGAATCCCGGCGACCCACAGATCGTGCTGGATGGGGCTATCTACACGCATACCCGCGAGACGGAGACGGGCGCATGGGTGTACACGCGGGTGGACGCATGAGCGATGACAACAAGACCAGCTGCCGAAAGTGGTATCAGGCGAATCGAGATCGCATCCTGCGGGAGAAGCGAGAGCAAGCGTTCGAGGACTCTCTGGAGAAAGCCATTGCCTGAGACATGTCCCAAGTGCGGCGCTGAGTTACAAGTCGGTGATTGGCCCCTGTGCGGAGGCAAACACGCGCACGCCAAAGCGAACCTGTCCACGCATCCAGACGATGTTCCTGGTGGCTTCTGGGCCGAGAACGGATTTCCTAAGCCTCGTTGGTTCCCGAGCCACTCGGAACACCGGGCGGCGCTGGCGGCGCGGGGTCTGGAAATCGGGGCGAAGTGGGCGGGCCCGCTGGACAAGATCATGACCCGCTGGGACGCCCCGGATGCCACGACCTTAGCCAATGCCAAGGTGTTGGTGTCTCGGACGAAAGCCGAGCCCTTCGCTCCAGAGGAACGTATTCCGATTACGGTCACCCCGATCACGTTTGAGAGGCCCGTATGAGTTGGCGTATAGCGACAAGCGAGTCAGTGAACACCGGATTGGGCTGTGAGGGGCATTTCGACTTCATTGTCGGTCGGGACGGCACCGCCCGTGAATGCGTGAATGAGTCATGGGGGCATCGCCCGATCCGCGTGGTCTACGACACACCCGAGGCGTTGACACGGTTTAAGCGGGCGTGGTCGCGGGAGCGGTCCTTGCGCGCTGTGGCCTTTTGGCACGCCCTCGCTGACTGTATGGAGACACCGCAATGATTTTGATGCCCAATGGACTGTCTCAAAAGAAGACACAGCCTCTTACGGCGGCGGAGATGGACTGGCTGGCGGATGCCGAGGATGTATGCCGAAAGTTGAATCTGACGATCGCGTGTCCGGATTGCCTCCAGTCGGGAATGCGGACGGGGGCGGTGCTGCGGGGGAACAACGCGCCGGGGGAGACGCTGACGGTGACGTGCGGATGTCGGCATCTCGTCTTCCGACCGGGCGTCTAATCTGCCCCTGTGGGCAGACCAAACCGTATCAACGCCCCTCGGGGGTTGAGGTCTGCGCGAACTGTTTGGGGCCGGTGACGTGGCAAGCCGACCCGCCGGCACGATTCTAGGGTGTGAGATGGACGAACAGGAACGACTGCAACGGATTCTAGGGAGGTCTGCACCCGCGCAGAGTGGCCCTGCCATGCAGAATCCTGTTCCGCAGTGGCTCCGAGAGGCGTTGGCCCCTGAGAATGCGTCCGTGCTGGATTCCTGGCCCGAGAAAGCGGCGAAGGCGACAGGGAGGTTTTTGGGTCTGGATGACCCGCAAAGCCAGTTGCTTTCGATCCTGAACCCGACAGAGACGGGTGTGGGGGGGCTGTCAAAAGCTATCGGTACCTTGATGAAGCGTGTGAAGAATCCCATCAAGGCGTATCACGGCTCGCCGCATGACTTCGACCAGTTCAGCCTGAGCAAGATCGGGACGGGGGAAGGGGCGCAAGCCTACGGGCATGGGCTGTACTTCGCGGAACAGGAAGCGGTCGCCAAGGAATACGCCAACCAACTCGCACAGGCACCGCGGGTGGTGAACGACAAGGGCGAGACGGTATATCAGGCGATGGGGTCGCACACGTCGCGCACGGGGCCAACCGCGAGCAAGGAGGTGGAGCCGTGGGGAATGGCCCTTGCGAGTGCCAACGGTAATCATGCGAAGGCGCTGAAGGTTGCTAAGTCAGAACTAGCGAAAGCCATTGAGTCTGATAGGCGCATGGCCGAGATGGGGTTCGTGAATCACAATCCGTCCGCGCCGTATCGCCAATCCATCGTAGACGGCCTGATTGCAAACAAGGGCAAGGCGCAATATCAACCCGGCACGCGCATGTACGAAGTCTCCATCCACGCTGATCCCGAGGACTTCCTCGATTGGGATGCGCCCCTGAGCCAGCAGAGCGAGAAGGTGCGGCAGATCGCCCAGCAAGTTGGCCCCGGTTCTGGATTGGGGCCGACCAAGGCAAAGATGCAGGCATTCGTGTCTGGCGGGGAGGATGCGTCACGCGGAATAATTGCGAAGGGCGAAGACCTTTACAGGGCGGCATCCGACTACGGCGGCAAGTCGGTTGAGGGGTCCGAGGCATTGAAAAGAGCTGGCATCCCCGGCATCAAGTATCTCGACGGCGCGTCCCGCTCAGCCGGTCAAGGCTCTCGGAATTACGTCGTGTTCGATGATGCCTTGATTGAGATTCGGAAGAAATACGCGCATTTGCTGCCGGTCCTAGGCGCGGCTGAGTTCGCTCGCCGCACGGAAGCGATGGCGATGGAATCTCAGAAAGACAAACTGCCGCAGGCCGCGCTTGAACAGACGCTGGGCGCGAAGAAAGGTGGATACTAAGTATCCACCTAGGGGCATGATTTTCTTACTGGATACTGAGTATCCAGTGGAGTAAAGTGTGAGTCGTGTAGCTAGGCGCGGACTGATCCCCGCGTGACACCCGTTCCCTGAGCGGGCTACCGAACAACAGGGACACATCGGATTAGGGCCGTGTGACTCCGCCAGATAGGCGTGGTTGCATGGCCCTTTTCTCTTGGGTTCCTGGGGTTTTCGAGCGTCCCGCGCGACACAGGGACAGAGGAGAGTACGGATGAGCGACACGCTCGTAGACGGACTGGCCGCGACTGCGAACCAGCCCACGGCCGACACCCCATCGACGCCCGACGCGGCTCTGGATGCCGTGTTTGACGCCCCCGAGGCCCCGGCCGCCTCGGAACCTTCGGACCCGTCCGCCCCAGTGCCCGAGCCTGCTGCCGCGACAGCGCAGCCACTGACGCCGACCGACCCGAATGCCAAGGGAGAACCCCCGCGCGAACGCTGGGACTCGATTCTGGAGAATGCGCGTCGGAAAGAGCGCGAGGCCACGCTGGCCACCTACAAAGACCATCTGGAGGTCGTCAAACGCCTCCAAGAGGACTTTCCGGGGACGCTGGCGCAGTTACTGGAGGAAGGGTCGATTGACCCCCGCTTCAGTGAACAACTGACCTCCCGCGCTGCCGCGATCCTCGCCGCCCGCAACAAGACTGCTAAGGCCGACGCAGAGCCCGAGCCGGACTTGCAGACGAGCGATGGGGCCTTGGTCTACTCGGCGGATCAACTCCGCAAGTGGCACCAGTGGAACACCGTCCAGACCGAGAAGACGCTGACCGCCAAGTTTGCCCCGTTGCAGCAGTTGCAGCAGCGGTTTGAACAGCATCAGCAGACCCAGAAACTCGCACAGGAAGCGGCCACGGTGGCCGAGAAGCGTGGAGCCCAGTGGAAGGAGATGCCGTTCTTTGCCGAGCATCAGCCCGCCATTGTCGCCCGACAAGCGGAGATTTACGCTGAGATGCAAGGCCAACCCGGATTCGATCCTGTCGGATCGCCCTGGGATGCCCTCCAGCAGGCGTACCGCGAAGTCATTACCACGCAGGCGCTCCCGAAGCTCCAGTCGCAGCAGACCGACTCGCTGGTGGCGAGTGCCCAACGCAAGCGGGCGGCCAACAGCAGCGATCCGAGCGCGAGTGCGCCGGCGCAACCCCGAAAACCGCGCACCGTCGATGAAGCGTTAGACCAAGTGTTTGACGGCATCGCCGTGTAGCGCATGTGAGGTAGATCGTTATGGCGAATCCGAATGTCGGTCAGTTGGTGTCACAGGCGTGGCAGAAGCTGACCAATGATGGGAAACCCGAAGACAACATCTTCGAGGAGTATTCTGAACTCAAACGCTTCGAAAGCGGCAAGGCGTTCCGGCCGTTCACCGGCGGGCGCTCGCTCATCGGCACGATTGAATACGCGGTCAACTCGACCGTGGCGTCCATCACCCCGACCCAGTCGCTCGACACGTCGATGGTGGACGTGTTTGACGAGTGGGAAGCGAACTGGAAGCAGTACGCGGGCACCTTCTCCATGACCTCGGTCGAGGATGCCGTGAACCGCGGCGACTCGGCCAAGTTCAATCTGGAAAAGGGCAAGCTGAAGAATCTCCGCGCCTCGATGCGGAAGCGCATCAACGAGGACATCTTCGGTGCGACCGCGAACGCGACCGACCTGAGCGGCCTCCAGTCGCTCGTCCCGGATAGCCCCTCGACGGGCACCGTGGAAGGCATCAATGCCGCCACCTACATGTTCTGGCGCTCGAAGCAGACCACCGGCACCCAGACGACCAGCGCCTACGACAACCTGCGCTCGTCGATGCGGACGATTCGCACTTCCTGCTCGAAGGGGCAGGGCGTGATGTATCCCACCCGCTACGTCACCGGCTCCGGCACGGCCAACGGCTACGAGTCGTTGCTGATCGCTAACGAGCGGATCATGGACAAGAAGGACAGTTCGGCCAACGGCGGCTTCCAGGGTGACGTGTACTACTTCGGCACCGCGAAGCTGTTCTGGGATGGCGACTGCGCCGACGCGCGCATGTATGCGCTGAACACCGAGAACATCCAGATGGCCTATCAGACCGGCTACTGGTTCAAGGGCTACCCGGCGGTGAATCCCGCCAATCAGTTGCTGAACGTCTTCAAGGCGGAGACGCAGTGCCAGCTGATCGCCAACAACCGGCGCCACCTCGGCGTCATCACATCGATCACCTAGGAGCATTGCATCATGGCAGGACAACTCACTTCTGATCCGCAGGGCATCGGACTGGCGCTGTACCAGTCGTCAGCCACGCAAACGCACTTCCTGGGCGAACGGGCGGTGACGGCCGATGGCCGCGTCTTCCGGTATGCCAAGGCAGGTGCCTCGGCGCTGGTGGCGGGGAACTTCATTCAGTCCCCCGCGCAGCTCGCCAATCACCAGAATATCGCGGTGGCGGCGGCGGCGATTGGGGCAACCCAGATCACCGTCACGCTCGGCGCGACGGCGGCCACAGCCGGCCAGTATGCCGGCGGTCAGGCGGTCGTGACGATCACGCCCGGTCTGGGACAGGCCATCAACATCCTCGGGAATCCGGCGGCGGACGCCTCCGCAACCTTGGTGTTGACGCTGGCGGAACCGCTCCGCGTGGCGCTGACCTCTTCGACGCGCATTGACCTGATTCCGAACCCGTACAACGGGGTCATTCAGGTACCGGTCACGACCCTCACGGGTGCGGTGGTGGGCGTGGCGACCTACATCATTGCGGCGTCCGAGTTCGGCTGGTTGCAGCGGGCCGGCCCGGTTGGTGCGCTGATTGCGGGCACCCCGGCCGTGGGCCTTGGTGTCGGCTTCCCGACGAGCGCGGCGGGCGCGGCGGTCATTGATGACGCGGCGACGGCGGGCTTCCACACGGTCGGCACGATGCTCTCGACCGGCGGCAATGGTGAGTGCAACGGCGTGATGCTCGCACTCGAATAACCACGCGACCGGGAGGGGGCGATCCTTCCTCCCGGTCCTTTTTCAGGAGGGGCGCATGCCTCGCAGACGGAATCTCAATCTCGCGGGTGAACTGGGGGACGATGTGGACGTGACCGAAGACGAAGCCTTGGCGGCTGAAACGCTCATCCCCGTGGCCCCTGTGGTCACCCCGCCTCCCGCGGCGCCCGCCTCATTCACGATGACGGCGGCGGATCTCCAGAACATGGTCACGGCGGCCGTCTCCGCCGCGCAGTCCGGCAATGCCGAACTCGCGCAGGCGGTCACCAAGGGCATTGCGGATGCCCGCGAACCCATCCCGGAGAACAAGATCGGCCCCGCCATCAGTGACGCGAATCCCTTGGGTGAACGCGATCATCCTCGGCCCGGCCTGAAGTGCGATATCGCCTTCGGCGTGCAGGATCGGCAGACCAAAGTCGTGCAGGACACCATCACGATTGAAGCGGCGGATCTGACCGCGCAGGAGCAGATTGCGCTGAACACGTTGACCCCGATGCAGGCCGTGATCAAGCGGTTGGACGGCGTGCCGTTCAAGGTGTCCATCGTGCCGACGACCGACCCGGTGACGGATCAGGTGTCGAAGCTCACGATTGTCGTGCCGACCGAGATCACCGGCAAGGGCTCGTTGGTCAAGAACATGCTCCCAGGCCCGTTGTCGATTGTGCAGCAGTTGACCGGCCGCGACTTCTCCACCCTCGCGGGGGAGGAACTCGCGTGGTTCATGGCGGAACACCGCGCGAAGCGGTATGTAAGCGTGCGTGAACTGACGGCGGCGTGACATGACCCTGCTGGAGATCGAGACGGAACTCGCGCGGGAGACGAATAAGAACGCGACGACGCTGGAGACGGCGACCAAAGCCCGGTTTCTCGCGGAAATCAATCGCGCCTATCGTCGCCTCGCGTCGTTGCCGGGGTTGCAGCATCTCCGGGATACCACCACCACGTTTCCCTCGGTGGCGGGGCAGGCGCTGTATTCGATTGCGTCGGTGGCGAAAATCAATCGGATCTGGGATACCGCGAATCGGCGGTATCTCAATCCCATGTCCATGATGCAGTATCGGCAACTATCGCCGGAAGCCATCACGGACAACCAGGGCACGCCGTTGTTCTGGGTCTGGCGCGGTGGCACGGGTGGGGTCGCCAGTCCCACCTATGACCTGTATCTCTACCAGACTCCGAATGCGGTCATCACTTACACGGCGGATGTCACATCCGTGTTGACGGCGTTGTCAGCGGATGCCGATATCCCGATTCTTCCGGTGGACTTCCATGACCTGCTGTTTCTCTGGCCGCTGGTGGATGAATACCGGCGGATGGATGACACGCGGATGTCGATTGTGGCGGCACAGGCGAAGGAACGTGAAGCGCAGTTTAAGTGCTGGATGCATGAAACGGCATCTGGCATGACCTCGATTTCAGAGAACGGGCTGGCGATCACGTCGCAGCTCGGCCCGGAATTTCCGGCAGGATCATAACCGATGGCCTATGTAGCCCCCACCACCCGCGCCGATGGCTACGTCGTGGATGCGACCGAGTGGGACCAAAACGTCGTAGATAACGTCATTGCCCTCCGCTCGGGCGCCCTCTCGGTGGCGTCTCAGGCGACTGGCGATGTCATGGCCGCGTCCTCATCGACGCAACTCGCCCGGGTCGCCCCGGCCGCCGCGAAAACCGCCCTCATCAGTAATGGTGCTGGTGTGGCACCGACCTTCCAGTCGGTCACCGTGACCGGGCAGGCCGAGGGCGACGTCATCATCGCCAACAGCACGACGTCGCTGAAGGTCGTCACCCCGGCGACGGCTGGGCATGTCCTGACGAGTGCGGGCGCGGCGACGGCGCCGGTCTTTGCCGCGCAAACCATGAGTCTGTTGAAGGCGAATAGTGGCACGACCACAGCGGCCGGTGCGGAGAACGTCGATACGTTTGCCATCACGGGCTTAACGGCGAAGGATACGCTGTTCGTGGTCGGCACCGTCCGTGCGGCTACGCAGGCGGTGTCTACGATCCGCCTCTACAACAGCACGGATAGCGTGGAGATCACGCCGATCAACGACCAGGGTGGGTCGGGCGACTACGCGGCGAACCAATACGGGATTTTTCAGTGCAATATTCGTCAGACCCAGAGTTCTGCGACGGTAATCATGGGCATGACGGATCTCCAGAACGCGAACAACACCCGGAATAGCCTCGGCTTAGGGTCGTCGTTTACGACCGCGTGGACAGGGGCGTGGACACTGGCGTTGCGTCATAGCGGCGTGGTGGCCGGTGGCACATTTGAATGGTCATGGGCGGTCTACAAGATCGCTGGGCAGTAAATGGCTGATGTCACTCTCACGGTCACCAACGCGCAAATTATCGTCCTGAAGCGACTGGACGCGGTGAAGACTGCCCGACAGGTCTTGCAGGAGCACGTCGATACATGGCTGCTGCCATACGTGGAACAGTTGGACATGGAAGACTACGACGCGATCCGTGAGGCATATCGCGCTGCCTCCCCGGCCGTGCGAACACAGGTCAGAACGGACCTCGGTCTTGGCTAGTGCCGATGTGTCCACCTGGAACCTAGGCCCGCATCAGGGGCTGAACCAACGCGGATTCGCGTTGGAGGGGGAGTCGTTTGTCCTCGAAGCCGACAACCTGAGTTTCCTCGCGGATGCATTCCTCTCGATGCGGAACGCCTTCACGGATGAATCGCTGACGTCTTCGGGCTTCACTGGGGAGATTCAGTGGCTCGGGCGGCACGTCACCAATGACGGCACAGAGGAACTCTGGGCGGCGGCGAACAACAGCGGCACCGTGGCCTGTGCGCGCAACGTCGCGGGAACCTGGTCAGCGGTTACGCTGATTGACACGCCGGTCTATACCAGTCTGACGCAGATGCATTCCGTCACGTTCAACGGCAAGTTGTTCCTCGCCTACGACAGCGCGGTCAATCGCTTACATGTCTGGGACGGTACGAGCGTCCGGCGGGTCGGGATTACCGTCTCCGGCGTGGGGAGTGCGGCCAACACCGGCGCCGGGGCCTACGCGGCGACAGCGCGGCAGTATCGGTTCTCGCAGCGGATCAAGAGCGGTACGGACATCATCGCGGAATCGGAACTCTCGGCGGCCATCAGTTTCACGCCCTCCGGGGCGGGGACGGCGGCTCGGATTACGCAGCCGTCGGTGGTGGATAGCGCGACCCATTGGGTGGTCTACGGCCTGATCTCGTCGGCGGGGGATGTCTACGACCTCTACGAGGAACTGGCCGAGACGATCTACGGCTCCACCTATGATGACTCGACCGCGCCCGCGAGTTATGCGGGGGATGCCCCGCCCGTGCTGGCGAGCAACATCCCGCCCCCCAGCGCGAAGTTTCTCGCCACCGACAGCACGCGGCTGATCATGGCGGGCGCGTGGGAAACCTCCGCGTCGGCGGGGCAGACCACCCCCGCCAAGAATCGGGTGTGGTTCTCGCGTCCCCTCGCGGCGACGGATGTGGGCGATGACGAGAACATCCCCAATGGCCTCTGGCTAAACATCGGTGACGCGGGGCCGGTGACCGGCCTTGGATCGATCTACACCGATGTCTACGCCTTTAAAGGCGGATCGACCCATAAGCTCATTCCGACGCAAGATCCCGATGGGCCGTTCTCGCGCAGTCTGATTAGCGATAATTTCGGCGCGGTCGGCCAGCGCGTGATTGTGAACGGCGAAACCGAAGACGGCTACAGCGCGATCTACTTTGCTGACGATCACGCGGTCTATCGGTTGGCTTATGGTGCGGTCCTCCCGTTCTCGGAACCGGTCGGTCGGGATATGCGGACGCAGCCGATTACCGCCACCGGCTCCGTCATGGCCTACGACCCCTATCGCCGCACTCTCCTGATCCAGATTGCGAACGGCGCCACGGGGATCTTGGGCAATTATGCGGCGTTTCTGATGGACACCGTGAAGCGGAGATGGACGGGGTTCTCACTCGGGGGACAGACCTCCGGCTGGACGCTCGGCGCGTCGATGCTCGGCACGTCCACGATTCTCGCCGGGTCCAATGCGACGATTCGGGCGGCGGTCGTGGCGACCACCACTTCCGGGGCGGCGCGGCTCTATGTCGGCGGCCAAGATGACGGCGGGGCGTCCCTCTTGCGATCGTGGAACGTCCGTAATGGTCTGGATGGCGATATTTCCTTCTCCTCGAAGGTCCGTGCCAGACGCACGTTCGGCCCCGGCAAGGTCGCCCAAATCTGGAATCCGACGCTGTATTACCGCAATCCGCAGGGGTCGGTCGCTGGGGCGCTCAGTTGCACGGTGACGATTGCCCGGAACTACGACGCCGAAACGGTGACACAGACGTTCACGATGGATACCACGCAGGATGATAACGGCATCAGCGTCAAAGAGCAGATCCTGGAAGGGATCGAGTTCAGCGACGTGTCGGTGCTGGATGCGTCCGTAACGATGCTCTTCACACCCACGGTGGCGGGGACGGGGTTCAACTCCGTGACGACCCCGACCGTGGATGCGCTCGTCATTCCCTACAAGGTGCAGGAGCCCACCGCCCGATGAGAGTCATCCTAACGTGGCTAGATCAGTTGCGGCGGACGACGGTGCAGGGCTTACCGGCGTTCTGTGCGGCCTTGGTGGCCCAGTTGGAAGAAATCGCGGCGGCCACGAATACCTGGGGAGCCGTCGATCATGAGAGTGACGGCACCCATGCGGCGGTGCGGTTTACCTCGGTAGACGCCACTCCTGAGCCGACGGCAACGGCGATTACGCTGTATTGGGATGGCACGAATTTGAAGTATCTCAAGCCGGACGGCACGACCGGAAACGTGGTGTAGGAGACAGGTATGAGTCAACTTCCTGGTCAAGATCAATACGGACGAATGCCTGAAACCGACATGTTTGGAAAGCCGTGGCCGATGCAGCAGGCGCTGCAACAGAACCTAGGCGGCACGTCGAACGGTGGGGGCAAGCGTGACCAGTGGAGTGGGAAGGGCACGATTACCGGGGGCGACTTTGGTCGCACGACTGGGTATGATGCCACCAATTTCAACGACCCCAACATGCAGACGCTGAAGTATCAGGCCGGACGGATCAATACGCGATATGACCCTCGGCAGGCCAACTACTTGCAACAACTGTTTGCCGACGAAGACTTCAAGCGTGAGTTTCCGAACGCCCGAATCGTGGATGATCGTAGTGGACGGATCAATTACGGCCAGAACGACGGCGACGTGGACATCGTGAAAAACTTTGGCGCGGATAACGCGGAAGTGGCGTGGCAACCCGTGGGGGGTGGTGACATAAGCCCAGTCGTGGGTGGCGGTTCCCCCACCACGTCTGGCACGATGCCAATTGCGGGTCAGCAGAGCGACCTGATGGCGCAGTTGTTGGAAGCCTTACAGGGGCAGCAAACACCCGATCCACAGGCGCTCCTCCAGCAGCAGTTGATGAGGTAAGTCATGGCGTACGAAGACACGTTCACCGACCCGACCGCGCCGAAGGGGTATCTAAAACCCGGCGATCCCGGCTACCGGCAGACCCCGTGGGCCCCGGACTACGATCCCGGCCCGAACTGGAACAACGGTGTGGCCCCTCCGCCCCCCACGGGGCGCTATGACTACAACAATGGGTCGCCCGTGAACGACCCGTCTGAGGTGCTCAAGGCTGGGAACGGCTGGGAGTGGCAAGGCCCACAGACGCCGACGTGGAACGCCACGTCCAACCAGTGGGATCGGGGCGTCTGGAACCAGAAGACCGGCGGGGGGATTGGGTACACGCCCACCCCAACAACGACCGGCGGGGGAGGCGGCGGATCGGTGCCGTCGGTACCCGCGCCGGCAGGGGCACCGTCCTCAGCGCCGGGGATGCCGAACTTCTCCGGCATCGGCCAGACGACTACGACCCCGATTCAGAGCGCCTATCAGGACGCGCTGCTGAAATACCTCAGTAAGTCACAGGAAGCGCCCAGCCTCACTGATTCGACGTTGAGCCCACAAGTGGAAGTGTTCCGCGTCCAGCAGCAACGGAACCAAGAGCGCCAGCGGTTGCAGGCGGCGGAACGGGCGGCGGCGACGGGCCAGAGCGAGTCGGGCTATCTCGACACGATGATCAGTAAGGGGTTACAGGATCAAGGCTTCAACACGGCCGCGTTCAATGCGAACCTCTTGGGCCGGGAAACCGACAAGCGGAATGACCAGTTGGTCGCCGCGTTGCAGTTGGCGCAGGCCACGGGCAACTCGGAAGCCGCACGGGAACTTCAGGCGCAACTTGGCGGAGGGGACTTGTCCTTGCGCCTGATGCAGACGTTGCTCGGGCAGGATAATTTTTACGACCAACTGGGAGTGAACACGGCGCTCAGTCAGGAAGGGCTCAATCAACGCGCCTTACAGATCCTCTATGGAGGGACACAGTAATGGGCCCCATCCTCCCAGCGATCATGGCCGGTGCCGGACTCCTCGGGAAAGTCTTTAGCGGAGGCGCGAAAGGCGCGTCCGACCAGCGCCTGAACGAGAACCAGCAGCGGCTCCAGCAGCAGCAGATCCACAACAACGACATCATCAACAGGGCGTCGTTGCAGAACTCGGCGGCGACGACCCGCGCCGGGATGCAGAACAGTAACGCCTTGGACCGGGCTGGGCTGGATCTGTCGCGGAAGTCGTTCCAGCAGACTGAACCGAACGTGCAGGCGCGTCAGGCGCTGACCGGCTCGTTGATGTCCCGGATTCAGCCACTCCAGATGACGGGCTTGTCCGATCGCGTCTCGGCGCGGATGCCGAAGATGAACTCGATCATCGACGCGATTGGCCCCGAAGCGCGGCAGGCCGGGAGTCTCTTGGCGCAGCGGGGGCTGTCGGGGTTACAGAGCGGCGGTACGCAGTTCGCGGATCTGCCGCCGGTGGCATTGCCGCCGGAACTGAACCTGCCGCCTGCTACCCTCATGGCGCTCCAGAAGTCGGGCTTGCTGGAAAAGATCATGGGCGGCCTCGGGCTGGCCGGGTCGATTGCCGGCGCCCTCGGGGAAGCCGGGGTCTTTGGGCAGCCGACGATCAATGGCGGGGTGATTGATACGACCCCGCCAAAGAGGAACTGGTGATCTTATGGCCATAGCAGGCGCAGCCTTCGGAGCCAGTCAGGGGTTGGAAGAAGCCATCGGCATCCAGATGCTCAAGGCGAAACTCGCGGAGCAACTGCGGTCGGCGCAGGCGCAGGAGGATCTGGAACGCCAGCGGCTGGACCAAAACCGGCAAGCGCTCGAAGGGGAAACCCAGCATCGGCAACAGACCGCCAAACAGGCCGCCTCAGACAAGGCGACCGCACAGACGCGCCAATTGGCTATGGATGTCTTCGCCCGTGTGAAGGATACGCCGGGAGTGGTGGGCGATTCGGACGCCGCCGCCCTCGCGGCCTATCCTGGCACGGCTGGATCGTTCGTGTTGCAGGACGGGGTGCCGGTGCGGATGAAACCGCCGAAGGAGCCCAAGTTGCGGGCCGTGACGGGGATCGGCCCAAAGGGTGAACCCATTAATCGCATGGCGGCCGAGGATGAGGAAGTGCAGGAATGGCGCGCACCGGAGAAGCCGACCGCACCAGCCAAGACCGATACGCAATGGGTAGAACTACCCGACGGCACGGTCATCGAGGCACCCAAGGGCGCCGCGCCACCCGGATCGCGTCCTTACACGGGCACGATGTCCCGTGACGATGCCAACCGGGAAGTAAGCGCATCCAAGCAGCATGGTTTCGTTAAGGAAGCTATTGCGGCGTTGGCAGACTTACGGGCTACAAAAGGGCAGGCCGGGGCCACGGGAATGCCGGCACTAAGTGATCCCGGATCATGGCCAAGGATTATTGGAGCAAATGCGCTTCCTGGTTCACCAGCGGCGGTCTATGATGCGAAACGTCGAGCGGTGATCTCGAAATTGGTGGTGCCACGACTGGATGCCATGCGCGGACTGGGCCAGATGTCAGATCGGGAGTTTGCGAACATGGTCGCCGGCACCACAGCGATGGGTGAGGGTCGCCTCAGTGAAACCGAAGAAATTCGTGAACTAGATCGACTGGAAAAGTTCCTCGCGGACGCCGATGCGACAGCCGGCAGGCGGAACGACCCCGGATTGAATCGCGGAATCACCGCGACACTACCTGATGTCGATGCAGAAATTGCCAAGATTCGGGCGGCGCGGAAGCCGGGGGGCTAACGCATGGATCAAGACCGACTCTCCGACCCGGCGCTGTTGAAGTTGCTCGATAGCGACGACGACCTGTCGTTTCTCACGCCTGAGGAGAAACAGCGGATGGTGGCGTTGGCGACGGTGAAGACCCCACCCTCGGCGGCAATCTCGCATGACTCCACTACGCCCACCTGGACGGATACCGCGATTGATGCGCTCCCCACGATGGGCGGCATGGCGGGGTCGATCGCGGGCGGCAAAAGCACGCCGGTTGGGATGGCGTTGTCGGGACTCGGAGGGGCGGCGGGGGAATCACTACGGCAGATTGCCAATGTTGCCCGTGGGCGCATGGAGTCGGTGCCTGATACGCCGATGGGGCAATTGCGGCAGATTGCCACTGAAGGAGCAAAACAGGGCGGCTTAGAAGCCCTTGGTCGTGGTGCTGTCGGCCTGACGAAGCGTGTGGCTCGGGCCACGATGCAGGGGGCGATCCCCAAGGCGATTGCCAAGGAATTTGATACCGTCAATCTGCCACAGGAGATGTTGGATCGGGGCGCGTTGCCGGGGTCAAGTCGTTCCGCCCGGCGCATCTCAGGACTCTCGCAGGCCGCCAATACCGAACGCACGGCCGCCGCGCAGACGGTGCCACCGATGCGCTGGCCGCAGGCCGCGAAAGGCCATATCGCGTTGTACGACGATGCCGTCCGCGCTGGGAAGCCGGATCGGGCGTCCCGTGTCGTAGCCGACGCGCGAAAGATTCGGCAGGAACTGCCGACCGGCCTTGATGGTCCTGGGCAACTCGCCCGGAAGGACATCTTGCAGCAGGAAGGGAAAGCGGCGGTGAATGCCGCGAATCCCAAGACGGCCGCCCTGATGCCCCAGTTGGCGAACGCCGAGCGCAAATCCATTGTCGAGGGCTTACGAAAAACGCCGCGCATGGCGAAGGCGTTAGATGAGTCGCAGACACTCATGGCGATCGATGCGATCATGAAAGATGCGAGTCATTCCAACCCGTTGACGCGGTTGCGGTCTGGCGGGGTGGCGTCCGCTATGATTTCCCCGATTGGGGCGTCCGCCACAGCGCACGCGCTTAATCAGGGCTCTCGTGTGGTCAGTCCGCAAGCGTTGCGGCTCTTGAGCCTGATCATGGGGTCACAGGAATGACCCTCGACTGGCTTCCCGCCGACCTGCGCCCCTTGGTGGCATCCGCCACGGAGCCCCAACGAGTCGCCGCGACCCTCTGGGCGGAATCCCGCTCCGAAAAGGTCGAAGGGATCATTGCCGTCGCCAACGTCATCCGCAACCGGGTGCAGGCCGACCTCGGCAAGGACGGGAAGCCTGATTGGTGGGGCGAGGGGTATTCCGGGGTCTGTCTCGCCCCACACCAGTTCAGTTGCTGGACGCCGGCCGGGGGGCAGCGCAATTACGACCGTCTCGTCACCCTCTTGCAGCAGTTCGTGGCGAAGACCCCGATCACTGATCCGGCGGTTCGGGAGTGTATCGGGATAGCCCATCTCATCATGGGTGACTACCTCCGGGATAACACGCACGGGGCCACGCATTACCATGTCGCCACGATGACCCCTCGACCCAAGTGGGCAAAGGGTCACACTCCGGCGATCCAGATATCTGCACACGTCTTCTACGTAGGGATTCCATGATCACAGCGGTGCGCGTGCTTGTCGTCGGATGGTTGGCCACCGGGGTGATCGTGTTGTCGGCGCAGGCGCGGCAGAACGGCAATATGGAGCGGGATGTGGCGGTCACAGACGCCAATCTGCGCTCGCTGTCGGAGCGGGTGAATAACCTTGAGGACATCCAGCGAGAGTCGCGGGTGGTGGAGCGGCTGATTGCCTTGGAGGTGGTTGCCACGCGGGCTAATGACAATCGGACGTTGCTGTACGGCGTGCTGGGCGGGGTGGCGATTCAGTTGATTGTCTCGGCCCTAAACCTAAAGAAAGGCCAGCGCTAATGTGGACACCAGCCCATCAAGAACTCCTCGAGCGCTTCAATGCCGCCTTTTCAGCCCCGCATAGTGACGACTTGTGCCGGGAGTGGACGCTCGGGCTCGCGGAGCAGTTCGCCTACACCTTCCCGGCGGCAGGTTGGGGGACGAAACGAGCCGACCCAAGCCGGCCGCAGAGCACCGATGTCATCTGCACGCGGGAGCCGTTCACGGGCTACGACGTGTTGCTGCACCAAGGCACACCCCAACAGGCGCTGACGACCGACCCCGCGCCGATTGACCTGACGGGGCAGGTGTTTATCGCGGTGACGCCGACGAACCACCTTGGGTTGACGCCGTTGCCGCCCCTCGCGTATCCGTACCCGGACGAGAACACGGCGGGGAAGGCGTTTCAGGAGCGGGTGCGGAAAGCCTACAGTGACGCAGGGCGAGCGTTCCCTGACCCGAACGATCCCGAAGCATTCCGTCACTTCATGCGCTACGGCTATTCGTGCCATGAGATGCCGGAGCCCGAGGCAGCAGATAAACATATTGCCGAGCTGCGCGCGCAGCTCGGCGTCTAGGAGAGAACACCATGATCGACACCCTCTATCTCGGAGCTATTGCCCGCGCCCTGATGATCTTCCTCGGTTCCCGTGGCATCACCCTGTCGGAGGATACCGCTGGCCAGCTGGTGTCTGGCGCGGTGGCGCTTGTGGCCCTGCTGTGGTCGCTCAGCCAGAAGCGGCAGCAGATTCAGCGCGAACGCTGACGGCGCAGTGTCCGCACGTTCAGGCTGGTGACCGTCACGTTGACCGCGGTCATGACGAGGGCTGTGCCGATGGCGGCTTTGCGGCTACGCGTGCCGATCCTATGAACCACGTAGCCCATCGCTGCCCCTTGCGCCACCTTGAAGGCCAGAATCTCGTTCCCGCTCCAGCCGCTGAAGAAGGGGTTGGCTTCGACAATCCCTGGCTGCTTGAGTGCTGCCTGCGTCGAGAGGCCATCCGCGATCGGGCCAGCGACGGCGAGGGATGTCGCCCACCACGGGGCGCGTTCCTGTGCCCATGCGGGGGTGCTCAGGAGGCACAGGCAGAGGGTGAGGGCGCGGGTCTTAGACTTAAGAATGTCGCGGCGACTGAGCCACATAAAGCGACACCATGCCCTAATCAATGGCCAGCCTGAAGCGCGACGAAAACTATCATAGCCGAGGAAATCACAACTGGCTTTCATAAACCAGCGATGATGCTCAAGGAATTGGCGGATCATTTACCCTCCCGTTGCTGGCGGCAGAAGTCAGCCAGCTCAGTTAGGGCACGATAACGCGCTAACTTTGGGTCGCTGCTCCCTCTCATTGCGTCATCCACGGCTCGTGATTGGGCTTCCTGCTCGACTAATTCCAGTGTGTCCGCACGGACGGCGGCAATGAGCGCAGACACGGCGTCGACGCCAGCCTGCTTATAAATGGCCGTGCTGTGTTGATATTGCGCTGTCGCCTCGCAATCGCAGAGGTAATCTCGCAGCACCGTCTCTCGGGCCTGTTCAGTGCGGGTCATGACGGTGGCTCCTGAGTGGGCGGTAGGGGTGGGATATTCACGGCTTGCCCACCTGCGCCCTGTGTAGCCTCCTGTTGGGCGAGCAGGGACGACGTATCGGCCAATTCCAGCGACATCGCTTCGTGTGACTGAATCAGGCGCACGACCACCGACGTGAGCGTGCCATCGACCGGCCCGAGTTTGGCTTCTCCGGCCTCCCGCGCTGATTGCAATTCGTTTTGAGCAGCGGCGAGCAGGGACGACAGGCGGGTGACTTCCTCGGTCAACCCTTTGATGACGGCGCGAAACTCGTCACGTTCCGTCTTGATGCGGATGACTTCGGCCTCGGCGGCTTCGGCGTGCTCGAATACCACATGATTCGCCTTCAATGCGTCAGCCACGGAATGTTTGAGCGCGTCGATCTCCTGCTGCGCCTCCGCTCGCTCCTCAGCACGGGCGGCGGCAATCAGGGCGTTAATAGTCACGCGCCCTTTCTGCTGACGATAGGCGGCGAGTGCGTTGTCAACGGTGTCGTGTTGCTCGCCCCACAGCGTGTCACCGTTGTCAGTGTGCGGCCCTTCGTGACCCTTCTCACGGGAACAGTGCAGCGTTGGCCCGAAGTTGCCCGTCCACGAAGCGCCACACTCGGGGGCGCGTGGGTCAGCGACCTCACGTAGGCCGATGCGCGTTGGTCCCTTGCACGGCTTGTTCTGCTCGTCGTGCCTGCGAATGACTCCGCAAATGAGGCACATCGCCATACCATCTGGAGTTGAGTCCCGCAGCGACGGCCACTGAGCCATGCGCGGGTCGTGCTTGTCAGCCCAATCGTGCGCGCCCCACGACGCAGAACCGGAGGTGTGCGGCCCAGCATGATCGGCCACCAACGTGCAAAGATGGGTCACAGCGCTGAACTTCTTGGCGTCGGCGCAGGTCTTCTCGCTCATGGAGTCACGCGCCCTTTCTGCTGACGGTCATTTTGACCATGATTTGTTGTCGTGGGGGCAAATTGTTTCCACAGGGCACTTGTCGCAGTACCAGACCTTCTTGTTCGTGAGGATGCAGCCCCACGGGGCGTGTTGGTCGTCCGAGAACTGGATAGGCATGTTGTCGGCTACGAAGGAACATACGTCCTGCAATTTCTTCCTCTCTTCCTCCGTCCGTCTGATTTGAGTGGCGGTCAACCCAGCCATCTCAGCCTCCGTAATGATGTACATCATTCTTCGGCCTCCTCCAGTAGCGCGGCGTCGGGGGTCACAGGGTTATTTGCCATGAGGGGCACCGCCTGACAGGAGGGCATCGAGAATGGCCCGGACGTGGTTTCCGGTGGCTCCGCAGTAGCCACCGTACGCTCCGGGCACGTTGATGTCCCACGACTTGATGCACTGCCAGACCGCTTCAAATTCAGGCGTGTTGAGCATCTCGGGTGTTGGGTCAGGCCATTGCTGCGTCCGTGCGGGGCGGGCGTCGGCCTGCTCCTGACTCGACGATGAGTCTTTTTGCGCTGCGCTCCTGCCCGCCGACCCGAGTGCTTCGCTGAGTGGCACCGGGGCGCTGCCGAAGTTATACGCCCTGAACGCCGATAGCGAGTTCTCGCGCTCGTAGTGCGCTTCGTTGCCGTGGAGAGGTAAGTCGGCGTCGGTGCGCTCGTTCCGTTGTTGCCAGCCTCGGTTGAAGCCGATGATGAAATCACTCTCGCGCTCAGCCTGCTCGCTGTTCGGACGCGGCTCGGTGCCTGCCATGTCCGGTATCGGTTGATGGATGAGCCCTGCGCGATCCTCTTTGTCTTCCGTCTGGCGGTCTGGGCGGGCGGAGGAGGACACCGGGACGGCAGGCTGGTGGTGGGGCGATGGCTCGGCATCGGAATCACAAGTCGTATGCGTCTCTCGGTCCATCCAGTCGCCGTGCGCGTCCTGCCGGATGTCCTCGCCGCAATGACGGCACTTCTCGACGTGGTGGGCGATGAACAGCCCCGCACGGTTGAGCAGCGGCAGGAAGCAATCACGCACCCAATGACGGCTGGAGCCTCCCACATTCTCAAAGCCACGATCGGCCTCGCGCACGACCGCCGTGATGCGGTTCACGTATTCAGCGTTCTCGCCGTCCACGTTCTCCCATCCCGGTTCCGGCGTCTGCGGCTCGGCGGGGGCCGCAGGCTGGCTGCTGATCTCGTCTTCAGTGATTGATCGCAATATGGAACCAACGATTCCGTCTCGTTCCAGGAACGTCAGGATGTCCCGCAGCGCCTTGTTCTTGCGCACAATGATGCGCTCTGGCGTGTGGGGGGTTGGGCCGCTCCCGTAGCGGAAACCAGCCGCCGCAGAGGTGCGGATATTCGCAAGCAGCAACGCACGCTCATGCCCATTGTCAGGGGCCAAGGCGCTGGCGATTATTTCCCCTCGTAGCCCATCTGCCAGTTTTCTCTGCTCGGCTAGATAGCCCCCGACGTTCTCGCCGCGCTCCACGTATTCAGTGATTGAGATATGGCCAATCAGTCCGTCGTATTGATTCCAAAGGTCGTTCACCAGTAGTCGAGTCATAGGGCAACCTCCCACCTAAATTTGTCCTGCAACGGATGCTTGTCCACTCGCGGGCGCGACTTACACGACCACGACCGCCCCTTCACTTCCCCGACCACCTTCCAGCCCACAGCGCGGAGCGACGTTCCCGGCTCCGATGCCAGCGTGTAGGTGATCACCTTGCGATACCCGAGCGCGAAAGCGGCACGCTGGGCAGCTCCGTAGAGCTTCGACGCCGCGTTCCTGGTGCCGTCCGTCGCCACGCGGGTGACTTCTACCGTGAACGTATCGTCTAAGTGACGCGCCACCGGACGCCCGATGATCGCCACGCCGCAGACCTTCTCAGCCTCCGAGACGGCAATCGAGAACAGGTGCCCGACCACTCGGCCATGATGCCGGTGATGCTCAGCAACGAAGGCGTTAGCCTCGGCCAGCGTGGTAGGCACGATTTCGAGCATCTACCGCTTTCCGAAGCGTTCCCGAATCAGCCGCGCCACCTTCGCTACCGGCTCGGTGGTGCTCTGGTAGCCGTCACGTAAATGCTCAACAAAGGACGCGATAACCTCCACCGTATCGGGGGCCGATGAACGGCTGCTCAGCGCATAGACCGTGTGGCGATCCATCGGATCAGCAAGGTCTAGGCCGCGTGGGTCAGCGACCGTATCCGCCCGATTGGTCGGAGCGCGCAAAACCTCTGTCTCCTGCTGGGGCGGCTCGGCTGGGGCACACAGTCCACAGTCAAGCTGCGCGTGCTTGAAGCAACGGTTATCCTCCTGTTGGGGCGGCTCGGCGGGGGTGAACGCGGCCAGCATGTGGTCGATAGTGCGTTCAGCCTGCGCGTAGCTCGCGTAAGGCGTCAAGATGGATCGAATCTGTTCCTTCGCCTCCCACAACACCGCCACCGCTACCGCGTCGGCCACGAAATCACCCAATGAGCGCCCATCGAGGGTGCTGCCGCCGTTGATGTCGATCTGCCGTGCCGCTTTGATTGCCGCCCGTCTCGCGACGTCTCGGATGTTGTCCATGCTTACCTCTCCGACTGCCGAAACTTGACCGTGTTGTCCTTCATCACCCGCTGCGCCCGGCATGTCGGTTGCCCACTCACCACTTGTGGTAACGGGGTGCGGATGACTTCGGCATCCAGGATCGGCGCGAACGGTTGCAAACACGTATCGCACACCTTGACCTGCTGCCCGTTGACGCGGCCGCGATGCCACTGCCGATGGCCGAACCAGCAGGTCATGGTTGCTTCGTGGCGGCCTGCCGCAGCACAACAGCCAGCGCCTTCAACTGCGGCCGCGTGAACATGATCATGATGCCGTTGCGTTTCCACTTAGGATCGATGCCTGGAATCGGCGTCTCGATCTCCCTCGCGGCCTTGCCGTGAATCGCCTGAATCCTTTGCAAGCTCGTCATGACTGCTCCTTGGCGAGAAACACGACGCAGCGGCTACGCACGTCGGCCCGCACTTGTTCACGGTCGGTGTAGCAATCCGACCAGACCCAGAACGGGGCCTGCTCAAACGGGCGCTTCGGATCGCGTCCTGCTGGCGTATTCATGTAGTTACATTTCCCGTTTCGCACGAAGTGCCGACATTCGCCGCATAGAACTACCTCTACCTGTGTCTCGCTCATGGCTGCTCTCCTATGGCCTCAGTAATGGCGGCTTCGAGACGTTCCCACGCCTGTCTCGCGGGCTCGCCATATTCACTCGGTGGGCCATACATCTCCAAGATGGCTTTCGACGCCGCAAGCAGTTCCGGGATCGTGCATTCCGGGTCAGGGATGCGACACCGACTACAGACCCAGCGCGGCTCGCTCATGGCTGCACCTTGACATACGTTTCGAGCGGGTAGCGCAGCCACCAGCGCCAGATCAATCGTTCGTAGCGCGGGCGCGGATGCATGACGACACCCCACTTCTTGACACGACGCGGGATTCTCATGGCTGCTCCTTCCGTTGCCGTTCAAACCCATGCGGCCCGCGAGGACACGGCCACGGATGACTGGCTCGAATCACCCGATCCAGTCGTTCGCGTTCCTCCACCTGTCGCTGTTCTTCTGCGTCCAGCCACAGGGCATACACGGCGGCACTAATGACGTAAGCCACTGCCAGCAGGAACGCGCCTACACCGAGTACTTGCGCGGGGTGCTGAGACAGCCAGGATAAGAGATTCCAGATCATGCGACATCTCCCCGTGATCCCACCAGCAGCGCATCCACCATCGCGGGCATGGCCGCCTCCACCTTGCGCCGACGATCATCGCCAGGGCTGAAGCGGTGTCTCCAAATTCCACACATCGGGCAGATGAACGCGCACGCCCCGTCGTAGATGTCTGACAGTTCGATGACATGCATGGGCTGGCCGCAGCAGTGATAACCGTCAGGATTACTCATACCGTCCTCACTGTCACTTCGGTTTTGGCTTCAGGACCATAGGCTTTCGACGCTGCAATCAGCGTCACTTGGGCATCGTCTTCGTAGGCAATCCCTGTCAAGGCGTCCAAGAGCGCCCGCAGCATCTTATCGAGGTCAGGCTTGACGACATGATGCGGGCGCAATGGCGCACTCGCGGGGCGCGTGAAGACAAAACACGCCGCAATCGACATCGGGATCGGCTTGGGTTGACACTTGATGGCCTGCACCTTCGCGGCCCATTTCACCGCTTGAGTCCATGCGCCCAGTCCTCGGGCATCGGCCACGGTGACAATCTTCTTCCCGCGCAGAAACGAGCGCGTCGATCCCTTCGTGGACGGGAGGCCCAGCACGGTGAAGACGGTCATGCGAACAACTCCGGTTGCTGCAAGGGGGCATCAGGCACCAGCCGATACTCGCTCACGGTGCGCGTCCCGACCTTGCGCTGGCGGTTCTGGATGGTCAATCCCCGGCGCCGGCAATCGCTCACGCGACTCCGCCACGCATACGCCCCGGCCATCCCCGCGAGGGTCAAGCCGTCCACCCATTGATGGGGATGGGCGCGAAAGTAGTCGGCCAGCACGTCCACGTAGGCTGTTTTCATCGTGTCCTCTCGATTCCGCGCAGGGCGGCGGTCACGTCAGTCCCGCCGACTCGTATCTGATGCCGCCGCCCGCGATCAACGTGTCGTGCGGCATACCAGAGTGCCGACATGGCCCCCGCGCGGAAAGTCATGGCTTCACGTTCCAGTTGGTTCGCTTGCAAATTGGGCAACATTTCGGCGGCACGGGCCGGCGCGGATACCAGGTATGCCCACAGCGGCGACAAGTGAGCACTGGGAGCGGCTTCATACCGACCACGACCGCGACCCCGACCACGACCGCGACCCCGACC